ACCGCATCACTGCGCTAGCTATCACAACGGAACATGTGATCTTTGTGGTGATACCAATGTCCTTGTTACCGAGCCAAGGGACTACGGTCATCTGCGTGCAAAATGGAAAGGTGAGATAATGAAAAGTAGAGAAAGCAATTAAAACTAATGCCTACTTATAGGGATCCACTTAAGCCAAGTAATAGCTATCCTGTTATTAAAGTCCAAACTTGTAGTGGTCAGCCACTGGAAGTCACAACTGCATCCGGAAATTCTGCGTATATCCAGCCAGGTGGTACAGCTGGTGATGCTTTTGGTCGCCTAAGAATTTCACAACCATTTACTATTTTTGATAGCCAACACCGTTATCAAGAAAACGATAAGTGGTCTACCCTTACTGGTGTCAGTGGTACCACCACCTATCGTACTAACGAAAGCGTTGTTGATCTTAATGTAACCACGCGTTCTGGTGATTATATCTACAGAGAAACCAAACGGGTCTTTCCTTACCAGCCTGGTAAATCATTCTTAAACATGTCATCGTTTGTTTTTGCATCAGGCAAAACAAACCTCAGGCAACGTGTTGGTTTATTTGGTACACAAAACGGTATTTTCTTTGAGCAAAGTGGTAACACAAACTATCTTGTTCTCCGCAGTTACATTAGTGGCTCTGTTAACGAAACAAGGGTTGCACAAAGTGATTGGAACTATGACACCTTTAATGGTTCTGGTGTAACAGGTAGAAACCTTGATCCAACCAAAGCCAATATTCTTTGGATGGATATTGAATGGCTAGGTGTTGGTGACGTACGTGTTGGTTTTGTTGTTGATGGTCACATGGAGGTTGCTCATACTTTCCATAATGACAACCAAAATACAACAAGCTACATGACAACAGCGGTGCTTCCACTGCGCCAAGAAATTGAAAACCTGGGCACAACAACTTCCAGCTTGACAGCAAAACAAATCTGCGCAACTGTTGCATCGGAAGGTGGCTATGAAGGATTTAGTCGCCGCTATAACGTAGCTCTTGGCACCACAGAAAAAAACTTGGCCGCTACTGGAGTTTCTTATCCAGTCATTTCACTGCGTCTTCCTTCTAGTCGTTTAGATAGTGTTATTGTTCCTTCTAATTTAAATGCAATTGTTACATCAAACCAAAACGTACAGTTTCGTGTCATCCTTAATCCCACTCTTAGTGGTGCCAACTGGACAGCTCACTACAACGGAAATGTTGAATACGATTTAACTGCCAGTGGTATGAGCGGAGGCACTGACATCCTTGGTGGCTACATCCAAAACAATGGCACATTAGATATCACATCTATTAATAGTTTTAATTTCCAGCTGGGTAGAACCCAAGCTGGGGTAAGTGATATTTTTTCAGTCATCATGGTGCCAAATTCTCCTAATACCAAAGTATTAGCGGACCTTTCTTGGTTCGAAATTGTTTAATTTATACTAGAACTATTGGTTAAAAATTATGTATACTCCTGGTCCTCAAACGCAACAACCACCTCAGATGGGGGTGGAACCACTCAATTCTGGGGTAGCTCCAGAACAACAACCCAAGCCTAAGGCTCCTGGCAAATCAAAGAATGGTGATGTCGGGGCCTTTATCCAACAGTGCATCTCTCTGTGTTCCTACCTCAAGGAACTTCAGACACAATCCCATCTCATTCACCTGAACTATGAGGGGGCGAACTTCCTCGGGGTGCATGCCTTCCTTGGAGATCAATACGAGGCTCATCAGACTCAATTCGATACATTGGCTGAGTTCATCCGTTCCATGGACTACCTGATGCCCATGTGCGCCAGGGGTCTAGCTGATGCTGGCCCTGGTATCCAGCATGTTACCAGCTACAAAGGAACCGATCAGCTCGCCACGTACTACAAAAACCTGGAAGAGCTGGGCATGAAATCCAAAAAGCTGGAGCCCATTGCTGCCAAGGTGGGTGCTATCGATATCCAAAACTATATGGCTGACCTCTGCGGTCAAGCCTTTAAGGCGGCATGGTTCGTTAAAGCTACGTTGCGAAACGGTTGATGCCTATACTTCCTAATTCAACAACAATTATTGGCATACCTTCTGCTGCCGATAAAGAAAAAATTAAACAAGTTGAACAACAACGCCAAGATGCGTTGAAACTCTTAGGTGCAGGAGGTGCTGCTGCGGCTGCGGTTCCTGTTGGCAGCATCCTACCTTTTCAAAATTTATTACAAGACACCACTGCAATTAAACAACAAGAAGCACAAAGGATGTTTCCTGGTGCTGATCCAAGTTTGTTTGATACTTCTCGTGGTGGGGTTTTTGCAAACAAAGAATTAGTTCCGACAATCCCTTTAAGCCAAAGTATTGCAAGCAGTCGTGTATTTGATAAAACTATTCGTACAGATGATCTATATAGAACTACAAAATCATATCCAGAATACTTATTGTCTAAGCCTGGTGCACCAAGTCCAGAGCTAGGTTCTTATCAACAAGCAATTGCAAATAAAACAATTTTTCCTGAAGGAGATATACAAGCAATTACTGTTACGCCTGGACCAAATCCAGGGCGTTTTGCGCAAGATTATGCAGAAATTTTGGCAGACAAATTGGGTAAAACAATTAATCAATTTGAGTCTGGAAAAGAATGGAATGCTGAGTCTGCTAAACTTGCACGCAAGATAGATGTGCTGTCTTCTAGAGTTCCAGGTGCTGCTGGCTATGTGTGGGGAAATATAGAGAATCCTCAGTATACTTACGCTGAAGGAAACTGGGGACAAGGTCAAAAAATAAATCAAGAAAATCCTTCTATTTATGTTTCACGCATTAATGCGGATCCATCAAAAGAAGCAAAATATTTATATACAGGTGATGTTTTACCAAGAGGAAACATAGAAGAAAAAGACTATCTTACTGTTGATCCAAGAGTAAAATTTAAACAATATGAAGACCTTGGTCCAGTGCCTGGACCTTCATGGGGTATTACTGAAAGTAAAGGAAGTTCTGGCGATATCCACTTCAGGAAAGATTTAATTGGCGCTAGAGGAGAATTAACAACTGGAGATTTACAAGCTCTTCTTGCTGAACGTAATTTACCTTTTGTATATCAAACAAAGAACCTTCGCAAAGCAAACCAAAGGCCTGGTGATATTCTGCGACAAAATCTTACAAGACTTGCCGCTGCAGAAAATTTAACTGAATCACAGGCTATTGAACGTTTTGCACGTTTAATACCAAACGTAGGAGAACCAGTCACTCCTCCCACGCAAGCAATTACCGGAATCCTAGGTAAGTTTCCTGTAGAAGAACAAACATTAAGTCCGTTTGGTTCCTTTGCAAGTAAAACAGATCTACGTCAACTTGGAATTCTTCCTCCTAGTGATAAAGCTAGTTACACGGCATTTGAACTAAGTGAAATGGATGAACTATTTAAATATCAATACCCACGTTACAGCGCAAGCCATGCACGAGAAATTGATACGTACACAAGGCCGGTAGATCCACTAGATCCTTTTGCAGAACTAACAAAAAATAAACTTGAATTGGTTATAGATAGAGATAAATTACGTCCACAAGCAGCAAATAAATTGCTTGATAAAACTGTTGCAAACTTAGTTGAGCAATCAAAGCCAATTCAAGGTTTAGGTCTTGGTGGTTTAGCGACAGGCGCTATTGCAACAGCAATGGATCCTGCGGTGATTGATGCTCTGGCTCAAGGTAATTACATGCAAGCTGGTACCACAGCTGCATTGAATACTGCTATTGGTTCAGCTACAGGTGGAGCAACTGCTAAAGGTTTACAAGCTCTTCGTGCTGCTGGCTATGCAAGGCCTGCTGCCGCAATTGGATCAAGTCTTCCTGCAGTTGGTGGTGTTCTTGGTGGACGTGGATTAGTTGAAACAGGTAAAGCACTTAACCGTTCATATCGTGCACAGACAGGTAAAGATTTTCCAACTAGAAATCAACCTATTACACCAAAACCCTATACAGGGCCAACGCCTTCTATACAACCACGGATGGGCAAAGCTATTTTAAATGGCAAACTCATTGATGTACCCTATGGTTCCGTAGCTGGAACAAAAACAGTTGGTCGTCCCTGGTGGGAACAAGCGGGTTCACGCCTTGAACAATTTGCAAACTTATTAAATCGTGGTTCAATCCTTGGGCGTTAATTAACCCAGTGTTCAAGCCTGTGGCAGTTGCAGCAAAGCGGAATGCATTTCTCGATCTCCTGCTCTACTCTGCTCCAGGCGTAGCCATGGTTCACCATGCTTGAAATGTTGTTATCCTTATCACCTACATGGTGGAATTCAAGGACACGGTGATCATCCAACCCACACTTCTTGCACTGCAAAGTCTTCTTGTACTCCAAAAGCTTTTGTCGATTCTTATCGATACGTTTTTTGGCATCAGCCCAAGCCACGTATAGTTTTTGGCAGATGTAAATATACTTTATCGGTATTTTTGATAAATGTAATTTATTAAGATTTCCGATAATCGAGAATGCAGGATTTGAACCTGCGGCCCCCTGCTCCCAAAGCAGGTGCGCTACCAAACTGCGCTAATTCTCGTTAACGCCAGGAAAGGCTACCCGCTACCAACGACGGACCTCAGAACTGGCGGCCTGGTTGCCCAGGACTTAGTGCCCCATCGGAAAGAGAGGGGGAACGGATTTATTCTACAGTCTTCACTTCGTAGATGTAATGGTCTGATGTCTCCAGCTTTCGTTTGTTCTCTACGGAATAAACTGTCATATCAATTTCGTACCCTGGGTTCTGCTTGATGCGATTGAATGTCCAAGCATTGTCGTACCAGATGATTCGGTTGTTGGGATACGCATAATAATTACCATTGTCCATCTTGAAGAGATGGGCGCACTTATGCTCTGGTGTCTCAGAAAAATTAAAGTCAGTAGTACCTTTGTTTTCCCATGACCAATCAAGGGTAAACATGTAGGTACCAAGGGCCTTCTCACCACTGGGCTTGATCAATTCCGCTTGCAACCCAGCAAGACGCGCACGTTTCTGCACATCAATATAGGGTGAGAAACAATCCCAATACATCACATCTTCCAATGGTTCGATAGGTGCATCAGGCTTCCAGCAGAACGCATGTAGTGGACGCCTGGTCCAATTCACACCATTCTCAAGAAAAGCTTCAAATAACGGCACACGTTTTTCAATGCTGGCAACACAGTGCACATCACACTTAGTCACTTCACCATGACCTTGGGTGTGGTTGTAAAGAAACTCGTTGCGGATGTAGCACGACCAATCGGGAAGATTGTGATTTAAATACGCCATCTACAAAAAATCCCGGTGTATACCGGGATCATAATTCCTTCTCACTCAACTTAGCCTGGGTTAGCCGTAAGCTCTACGTTCGTAACGTGGAGGGACTTTTCGACTATTAGTCCCAGAGCGGTATTGCTCCGTATGTCAGGATATCACTATTTTTTCTTGGGTGGCATCGGTTTCTTTGCACCAGGTTTTGCAGCCGGAGCACCCTTCTTGGGTGGAACCGGAGCACCTTTCTTTGGGGGCACTGCACCTTTCTTGCCTTCTGCTCCAGCCTTACCAGCAGGAACCATGCCCTTGCCGGGCACAAACTTTTTACCTTCAGCCATGATCATTAAAGTGTCTTAATTGATTATAAAGTTACTTACTTTCCTTGTAACGACGAGCCGCACGTCCAGCTTTTTTTGCACGTTCAGTGTTAGGAACAAACTGTTTACCTTCTCGACTGGCAGCACGTTTCTTTTGATCAGTCTCCTCACGTTCTTCTTTAGACAATGAGGCCCAGGCCTTCTCTGGTAGGTAACGCTTGGTATATCCTTTTTGTATAGCCTTATCAACAGCCATTTTAAATATGATTCCAGGTCTTTCTTTTTATAATAGCCGAAATAGTTTTGTGATCTACATTAAACATTCTTCCCAACTCACGCATGCCATATCCTTCGTTTCCTAGTTTTCTAATTTCTAAAATTTGATGCTCCACTAATTTAGAGCTGCCAACCTTGCTACCAACTGCTGATTTCTTTTCTGAAGAATTCTCTTCTAACGGCTTCCACGTAACGTTGCCTGGTTGATAATCGCCTTGATCATTAAACCGTGAAAGAACATAACCTTCAGGTCTTTCTCCCATATCTTCTAAAAAGAATTCAAAACAACGCCACCGATCGCAAACAGTGATTCCAATAGCGCCGTAATATTTGTAACTAACGCTTGACTTTAAAAAACAACGATCATACATTGCACGCCAGCTGTTATACGTGGCTGAACGTTTTGTTTCTCCCCGTTTGCCTACGCTATGACCGTGAATTTTTCTGGGCACTGCGTTGTTTTGCTTTTTTGGCTACTTTAGCAGCTTTCAAACCCTTTTCGTATTCTTCTCGAGTGCTCCAATTTTCTTTACCCCACTTTTCCAAAGACTTTTGTTTTTCCCCTTTACCACCTTTGTACCCACCGCCTGCTTTTTCGTACTCTTGTGCAACAAGCTGAGCTTTACGTGC